TTTTTATTAGCGTATTCTGTATTTGCAGAAGACGAAGATATTGGTAAAAAACTAGACTTGTATTTTGAAAAGTTAGATGGTATGCCTTGGTGGATAACAGGACTTTGGATTTCTGTAGTTGCAGCTATTTATGGGATTAAAGCTACGGATATCATTAAAACAAACGGGAGTAAAAAATAATGAAAAAATACGGATGTGCAAAAAGAGGATATGGTAAAGCACTAAGACAAAAGTTGGTAATAGGTGGTATTGCTAGAACAGCTGTAAAAAAAGTTTTTAAAAAAGCAGCAAAAGATAATATTGAAAAAGCAAAAAAATTAACAGGTAAATCAAAAGAGACATATCAAGAACTAGAAAAAACAATTAAAAAAAATAAAGGTAAACCTTTTGCTGATATGAAAAAATCAGAAATAGCAGAAGAACTAGATGCTATTAAAGCTCAACGAAAACTTTTAAAATCAAAAGACGTACAAGAGTTTGGAGACACTCGACCAGAGTCTTTTAAAACTTATAAAGGTAAAAAATTAAAAGGTAAAACTTATCAAGATAGAGCGAAAGAAGCTCAAAAACTAAGAGAGGCAGAATAATATGTTTAAAAAAATTAAAAGAAAACTTTGTGAATTAGTGTGTAAAGTATTTGGTATTACACAATGTTTGTGTAATCACGAATGTAACTGTAAAAAAGAGGCAAAAAAATAATGGCTAAACGAGGATTATACGCAAACATACAAGCGAAAAGAAAAAGAATAAAAGCAGGTTCAGGAGAAACAATGAGAAAGCCTGGAACCAAAGGTGCTCCTACAAAAGCTAATTTTGTAAGATCAGCAAAAACTGCTAAAAAACCTAAAAAGAAAAAATAATGGTAAAAGTATTAAAGAAAGTAGTTACAGGCTTGAAAAAAGCATCGAAGACACATGCTAAACAAGCTAAAATAATTAAAAAACATATTAAAAAAATGAAGGGCTAATAATGGCTAGAACAGCAGCCTGGACTAGAAAAGAAGGAAAGTCTAAATCCGGTGGATTAAATAAAAAAGGTGTTGCTTCTTATAGAGCAGCAAATCCTGGTTCTAAACTAAAGACGGCCGTAACTACGAAGCCATCTAAATTAAAAAAAGGTTCTAAGGCAGCAAATAGACGTAAATCTTTTTGTGCTAGAATGAGTGGCATGAAGTCAAAACGTACCTCTGCAAAAACGGCCAGAGACCCGGATAGCAGGATTAATAAGTCTCTTAGAAAGTGGAACTGTTAATGGACGATTTAATATTAATACAAAAATTACAAAGAATTTTAAAAAAATCGTATCAAAATGTTGGAGACACATTAATCGCTGGTGGTGTTGACAATATGGAGAAATACAAGTACATACTAGGACAGGCACATGCCTACCAATATATTTCACAGGAAATCTCTAACCTGCTAAACAACAAGGAGCAAGAAGATGAGCAAGGAAGCTACACCGACGACAGTAACGTCGTCAAATTCGACCCAGGAAGTACCGAAGATTAAATCGGCGCTTTTGGACAAATATAAAGACGAACCAAAAGAAAAAGAAGCAAAAAGACTAGACCCTGAAAATATTCAAGGAGTCGTAGATGATCTACCAGAACCATCTGGTTGGAGATTATTAGTATTACCCTTTACCCCCAAAGAAACAACTAAAGGCGGAATTATTATTGCACAAGAATCTTTAGACAAAGCAAGAATCGCAACTAATTGTGGTTATGTATTAAAGATGGGGCCATTAGCTTATAAAGACAAAGATAAGTTTGAACAGCCTTGGTGCAAAAAAGGAGATTGGGTGATCTTTGCAAGATACGCAGGATCACGATTGCCAATAGAAGACGGAGAAATTCGTATTCTCAACGACGACGAGGTTTTGGGAACTATTAAAGACCCTGAATCTGTGTTGCATTATATATAACATAGGAGAACACTATGCCAGACGAAGAAGCAGTAAAACCTATGGTGGATATTGATAGTTCAGGACCAGGAGCAGATATTGAAGTAGAAGATTCTGTTCAACCGGAAACTGAAATTGAAGAAACACCAACGGAAAAAATAACAGAAGAAGTAACAGAAGAATCACCTAGCCCCTCGACTCTCGATGCGAGCGACGAGCAGCAGGGAACTACAGAAGTTAAGAAAGACGAATTAGAAGATTACAGTAAAGATGTACAAAGAAGAATATCCAAACTAACTAAAAAATGGAGAGATGCAGAACGACAACGAGAAGAAGCTCTTCAATATGCACAGTCGGTAAAAACAGAAAAAGAATTACTGACAAAAAAATATTCCTCTTTAGAATCTTCTAGCGTCAAGGAACGAGAGTCTAGAATTGAATCAGGTCTTCAAGCAGCTCAAGCAAAATTAGCAGCCGCAAGACAAACAGATGATTTAGCAGCTGAAATAGATGCTCAAAAAGAAATCGCTAGACTGGGTTATGAAGAAGCAAGATTATCGGAGTTTAAACATGTAACAGAAGCAAGAGCTTCTCAAGCACCGAGAACCCCTTCTGAAGTAATACAGCCTAAACCATCAGAACAAACCTTTATCCCAGATCCAAAGGCAGAAGATTGGGGTGCTAAAAACAAATGGTTTGGAACCGATAAAGCCATGACCTATACTGCTTCAGATATACATGAAACACTGGTAAATGAAGAAGGTTATGATCCTCAAAGTAATGAATATTATGTTGAAATTGATAAAAGAATAAGACTTGAATTTCCTCACAAATTTGTTACAACAGAGGCTAAGGAAACGACCCAACCAACACAAATAGTAGCTTCAGCAAGGCGAAGTGTTAAACCGGGACGCAAAACTATCAGACTCACACCTACTGAAGTTGTAATTGCTAAAAAATTAGGAGTGCCATTAGAAGAGTATGCGAAACAAAAAAAATACATGAAGGAGGTATAAGCATATGGAAAACGATAAAATGAAGACCCCTCGTGCGAGCCAGTCGAGAACTAACGATGTTAGACCACAGACTTGGACTCCACCATCAAGTTTAGATGCACCACCTGCGCCAGACGGTTTTAGGCATAGATGGATAAGAACTGACGTTTTAGGATTTGACGATACTAAAAATATGTCAGGGAAAATGAGATCAGGATGGGAGCTCGTAAGAGCCGACACATATCCTGACCATGCTTATCCTCAGATAGCCGAAGGCAAATATTCAGGGGTGATCGGAGTTGGTGGCCTTGTGTTGGCAAGGATACCGGAAGAGATCGCAAAATCTCGAGAAGCTTATTTTGCACAGCAAACTAAAGCTAGAGACGACGCAGTAAATAACGATCTAATGAAGGAGCAACACCCAAGTATGCCAATCAATAATGAGAGGCAAACTCGTGTAACTTTTGGTGGTTCTAAAAAGTAATTTTTTAGTCATTCCAAAAAGGACGCGATATTATTAAACTTAAACAAGGAAAAAAAACATGGCAAATAAAGACGCAGCGTTCGGTTTTAGACCGATCGGAAAAGTGGGTCAGAATGCTGATAACCAAGGTTTAAGTGAATATAATATTGCTGCAAGTTCAAGTGCAATTTATCAAAATGACCCAGTGCAGTTCGCTGCTACTGGTTACATTGCGGTAGCTGCAACTACAACTGCGGTTCTATTAGGGTCACTTAATGGTGTTCAGTACACTGATGCTTCTAACCAAAAACCAAGATGGGCAAATCATCTAGCAGCAGGTAATACTGCTACAGATATCGTTGGATTCGTATCCGATGACCCATATGAAAGATTTGAAGTTCAAGCGGACGGAACTTTAGCAATAGCGGATATCGGATTAAACACTGATATCGTTTATGCTGCAGGTACTTCCCCGAACTTTGTATCTAAAGTAGAAATCGACTCGAATACGAGTAACGTTACTACAGCTAGCAAACAATTCAGAATTTTAGGTGTTGCAAAAGACATCGAAAACAGTGAATTGTCTAATGTTACGACATATGCAGCTAATGTAAACGTTGTTGGTATTATCAACGAGCATTTCTTAAAATCAACTACAGGCATATAATAGGAGAATAAATTATGGCTATATCAAGAGGACAACTAGTTAAAGAACTAGAGCCAGGATTGAATGCACTATTCGGCCTGGAATATAAAAGATATGAGAATCAGCATGCTGAGATCTTTGACACGGAATCATCTGACAGAGCTTTTGAAGAAGAAGTAATGTTAAGTGGTTTTGCAAATGCTCAAGTTAAACCTGAAGGATCAGGTGTGACTTTTGACAATGCTCAAGAGACTTTCACTGCGAGATACACTCATGACACAATAGCGCTTGCGTTTGCTATCACTGAAGAAGCAATCGAAGACAATTTGTATGACAGACTTTCGTCTAGATATACAAAAGCTCTAGCAAGATCTATGGCAAACACTAAGCAAGTAAAAGCTGCAAACGTTTTAAACAACGCTTTTGACGGTTCTTACGCTGGTGGTGATGGAAAAGCGCTTTTAGCGACAGACCATCCAACTATTGCTGGATCTTTCTCGAACGAATTAGCAGTTTCTGCTGACTTGAACGAGACTTCATTAGAGCAGTCTTTAATTGACATTGCTGCTTTCACTGATGAAAGAGGTCTTAAAATTGCAGCTAGAGGAGTAAAAATGATTATTCCTTCTGAGCTTCAATTTACAGCGGAGAGACTGATGAAATCAGCTCAAAGAACTGGGACTGCAGACAATGATATTAACGCAGTTGTATCTATGGGAATGGTTCCACAAGGTTATGTGGTTAACAATTACCTAACGGATACGGACGCGTTTTTCATTAAAACAGACGTGCCAAACGGTATGAAGATGTTCTCAAGATCACCTATCAAAACTTCAATGGAAGGTGACTTTGACACTGGTAACGTTAGATACAAAGCGAGAGAGAGATACTCTTTCGGTTGGTCTGACCCAAGAGGAATCTTCGGATCACCGGGTGTATAATATCTAATTGATATTATTAACTTAATATTTAGAGAGGCCCCTTTACTGGGGCCTTTCTTTTTGATAGAAAGGACGAACCATGATGAAACAATTTTTAGTTAAAATAAGTGCATACGGATATAAAGGAGAAACCACTATAGAAGCATTAGATACAGCGGACAGTGTTGAAAATGCTATCCTTGACAAAATAGGAAAAAAAGATATAAAGTTCACTCCTAATGGTAGTTCTAAAAAGAATTGTCATTTAACCTACGAGGAGATTGTACATGGAACACAATCAGATCAAGGATCTTTACCAAACCAAAAGATCGCTTGAACTAGAGTGGGAGCAAGACCATAATAAAGAAGGTATCTACACCTTAAATATGGTTAGGATTGATGAAGAGATTAAAAAAGTTATCAGTCAAATTAAAGCGACTGAAGCTAAAGAAATCTTACATCGAGTTAAAATAGAGTCCGTTGCTCCTGAGTTTTCTATAGCTGGCTAGTTAGTCAAGCTATTATCGCTGGAAAAAGCGTTTTTCCCATAAGGATATCTTGCACTTTATTTAAAAAATCTATATAGTTTAGCTACTATACATAAATATATTCCGCATAGACGCGTATAGTCGACAGCCTAGAGACTGTGTGGAATTAACTAGGAGGATATAATCATGGCAAACACAACATTTACAGGTCCAGTAACCGCACTTAACGGTTTTATTGGAGGAGCAAACGTAAACGGAGGAGTATCAGGTACTTCAACAGATACACAACAAGGATCTAATGTAGCATGGACGGTAGGAGCAAATATTTCTACAATTACTATTGCAACTGGAACAAGAGCTGGAGAAACTTTAGCAGCTGGTTCTAATGAAGGAGTAATGGTTTATGTTGCAAATGGAGCAACTGGAGCATCTATTTACGCTTTCTCAGACGGAACAGATTGGTTACGTTGTGACACTAACACAGCAATAGCTGCTTCGTAATAATTAATTTAAGAGCTCCTTCGGGAGCTCTTTAACAAGGAGAATACAATGGGTTATAAAGCAGACATACAAGCAACAAGAATTGCAGCAGCAACTACTAACGTAGTCGTATCACCACCTGTAAGACTAAGAGGAATTATTGTTGCAGGTTTAGCAACGTCTGGTACTGTTATTTTAAAAACTACTAGTGCAACTGGAGACACATTATTCCAAGCGGATGTCCCTGCAGGAGATATTATTAATTTTTCATTTCCTGAAGATGGAATTTTATTTCCAAAAGGAGTTTATGTTTCTACTTTTACAGTAGCTGCAGTTACTTTACTAACAGACAAATATTCAGGCCCCGGTTTAACAGCAGGGTAGGAGGCTAAATGGCTAACACTACTTCTGGAACTTACGTTTTTGAAAAGAATTTTTCTATTGATGAAATCATAGAAGAGTCGTACGAACGAATAGGATATACGCTTGCTTCGGGTTATGATTTAGTTTCAGCAAGAAGATCGTTAAATATTTTATTTCAAGAATGGGGAAATAGAGGACTTCATTATTGGGAAGTAGGAAATAATTCTATTACTTTAGTAGATGGTCAATCGGAATATACGATGTATCGTTCTACAGGAGATGGTACTTCTGATGCTACTGCTATTTATGGAGTAGATGATATTTTAGAAGCAGTATATAGAAATAGTTCAGGAACTGATTTTTCTTTAACTAAAATTGGTAGATCTACGTATCAAGGTCTTTCTTCTAAAACCCAACAAGGAACTCCTACACAATATTTCGTACAACGATTTATTGATAAGGTAACTATTACTTTATATCTAACTCCTGGAAGTACAGAAGCAGGAAATTTTATTAATTACTATTACGTAAAAAGAATTC